TGTTTCCGGCGTTTAGCCGCAGCTGTTGGGTTTGATTTGTAGTAATCAGACGTGCTTTGAGCCATACAATCTCCGCTGTACCATTTCAGGGTCAATTTTGGGCATAACTGTCGCCAGCTTATCTAACGGGTTGCCCTCATATGCAACACCGCTGATGTCATTCTTGGCTAGCCAGTCACAAGCTGCTTTGAGATCTTGTGTCGTGGCTTCACCAGATTTAATTCTCTGTAGGAACTCGGTTGTGACGAGGTTGTGAAGCTCGTTAAACTGATCCTCAGTTGCTTTTTTCTTCATTTGTCAAAGACACAATTGGTACAATGTCGTGACACAGCACCTCTACACGACTGCCGGGTCTAAACGTAAACCCAGCCTTCATGATTTCTGTACACTTCAAAGCTCTAACTAATTCATAATCAAGTCGGAGTTTTTGTTCGTGCCGTTTAGCAATCTGTTTGCATTGCTCAATCATCCCACCGTCAAGCGGTACTGAGAAGTTAAGCTGCATACCATAGTTATTGTTACGGGTGTAGCCTTGTGGCAACGTATCATTACCCATGTAAAAAGGAGAAACCGTCATAGTTGCTCCATTACATGAATTACCCCCAGTAAACTGCTGTCTACTAGGGGCACCGTTATTCTGGAATTGAACAGCTTGGTTTGTTACATTGCCTGTAGCTGCTGCTATGGGGTTTGCTGTATTGTTAACTTGCGGTTCATCGGCTTTAACCGGTGTTATTGCGAGAAAACAGAAAGCGAGGTAGTAGTAGAGGTAGTGTCGATAGTTCTTGTGGTGTCGATTGTTTCCACGATACCGGCTGCTCGTTCCACTACTTCTAGTTGAAACTGTTCCCCAGCGTTGGTTACCGAATAAGTTGTTGCTGAATCGAGGATGTCTCCACTTGGAGTTACGTTTGTTCCAGACCATGACTTATATGCACCACCGTAAACTTCAGTAGCGATAGTTTCGGTGATGGTTTGTGTGGTGGTTGTAGTTGACTGCATACTACCTTGTGTAAACTGAGGAGTTACAGTCTGTGCGGTTGCTACTGCGGGTGAGAACAGCATTACCAGTAAAAGAAGTTTCTTCATTTAGGAGGTTCCGTAGATTTCTTAGTGTCCATCCGGCTAATACCGTATGAAGCTAGAGTACCACTAAGCAGACTAGCTACAAATGTAGGATCCATCTTTTGCAACATTCCCATGTAAGAAGCTGTTAAGACACCAGCACTCCATATGAGTACAAGTGCTTTAACAATTTCACTAAAGAACTCATTCAGAAAGCTCTTGGTTTTGTGCATTTTTCTTAGTTAGCAGTTTCTTAATAATAGGTTTAAGGAGGCTAACTGTCCTTTTAAAGACTGCAGTAGCTGTAAGGGTGGCTGCAACTGAGACAGTAGCTGTCGTTGTAGCCGTAGCTAAGATTTCGTTACTTGGTAAAGGTACGGTAAGATCAGTACCAGGAATGTCAACGTAACGAACTTGTGGTACTTCAGGAACCTTAGGAATCGGGGGAGTTACCGGCTTAGGTGCAGGTTTCTCCTCCTTTTTCTTGTCGGATTCCGTTGTACCTTGAACACCAGGAGGTGCACGAAGGTCACTAGGAGGCACTACAAGCGGCTTGTAGGAGGGTAAAGTAGCTCGTGGTACCTCCAGTACCGGACGGGGTAGTAAAGGTGGCTCAGGGAGCCGTATAACCGGCAGTACCGGCGGCTCTCCTAAGTCCATTAGCCTCCAAACAAACCACGTTCAATAAAATCAACGGCTTGGTCGTCAACAGTGTTATCCGATTGCTCAGCCAGTTTGCGGAGCATATCAACAATAAGGCGCTTTACTTTGTCGCTGTTAAGAAACGACATAAGAACGGGACGGATAAGTGCAATCATTTTTAAGATGGGGGTGTAGGCCAGGTAATTTCATACGGGAAGCCAGTTTGACTGGGGACATCCCGCAGTGCTTGGCGGTAATCAGTCCAGGCAGCAGCATTTGTGGAATCAGAAAGTTGAGTCCAATCAGTGTCAGCCAGCAGTTTGTTACGTTGTCCACGTACATTACCGCTTGCTTCGTTAACTGGTAGCTCAGTAACGGTCCACTGTTGCTGCCATACATCATCGACTAATGCTGCCGTTGTACCTCTAACTTTGTGAGTGGTAGAATCTGCATTAGGTGGTTCTGTTTCTTGAACCTCAACAACATCATAACTTGTCAAATCAATGTCAGCCATTGATTCTGGGAATGATGTTTGAGGAAAATCTTTGCGAAGGTCAGCTGAGCCATAAGGAAACTTGCTTACCTGACCATTAAAAAGTTTAGCGTACATAGTCATGTTTTATGTGTTAAATCAGGTTAGATCAAACGCCCAAACAGCATCCTGCTCGGTTACTACTGTAAACATTTTGGTACCATCAGGCTTAAAAAATATATTTCGGGGACTTCCATCATATAGTACTAGACTAAATTCGTCTACAGAGCTTGCCGTGGAAATATCCCAAGCAGAAGACAAGCTGTACGAAGTTACACGATCAACATTGTAATCACAAACGTACATTGTGCTACCGTCATCCTTGAAAAATAATCCAGTTGGCCCGTTATTTGTTGCAAAACTTTGATCGTAACTTGCCGTGGAAATATCCCATGCCGTTGAAAGACTGTATTCATATACCCTATTGGTACCAATGCCAGTTACATACATTTTCGTGCCATCGTCCTTAAAAAATACAGCTGATGGAACTGTGTCTTGAGCACTGACTGAAAAGTTTTGGACATAGCTAGCAGTTGATACATCCCATGCTGTTGACAGGCTGTACTCGTTTACGTCGTCTCCAATGTTACCAAGTATATACATTTTTGTGCCGTCAGGTTTGAAAAACAAACTATATGGCGCTACATCTTGTGCGCTAACTGAAAAGTTTTGTACGTAACTAGCTGTTGATATTTGCCACGCCGTTGAAAGGCTGAATTCGTTTACGTCGTCTCCATTGTTACCAAGTATATACATTTTTGTGCCATCAGGCTTGAAAAATATCCCCGTAGGAGAATTTTCCCGTGTTACAACAGAGTAATAATCAGTGCTTGGATATGTAAAAGATGCTGTTGAAATGTCCCAGGCAGTTGATAGACTATATTGGTACACTGCATCAATAGAACTATCAACCACATAAAACGCACTTCCGTCAGATTTAAATTGCAAGCTTTCTACATTCGGAGCTTGGGTACGTATGGAAAAATTAGTGCTGTAACTGGCTGTAGAAATATCCCAGGCGGTAGAAAGGGAGTATTCATTTACATCGTCGCCGCCTGAGCCTGCTACATACATTTTTGTGCCTGAGTCACCAAAAACCACTCCTTTTGGAGTAGTCTCTTGGGTGGCGACAGAAAAAGATTGCGAAAATGATGCAGTAGTTAAGTCCCATGCGGTAGACAATGTGTATTGCTGCACGGCGTCGGAAGAATAACCAATGACATACATTTCCGTTCCGTCGTCCTTGAAGAACAACCCCTGGGGGTTTGATTCTTGAGTTGTTACGGAAAATCCCACGGTACTGTAACTTGCTGTGGAGACATCCCAAGCAGTAGACAAATCGTATTGAAATACGGTATCTGCTCCTCTACCAACAACGTACATTTTTGTACCGTCAGGTTTAAAAAACAAACCATAAGGCAATGTTTCCTGATTACCTACATCAAAAAATTTTGAACTATATGATGCAGTAGAAACATCCCAAGCAGTACTTAATGAGTACTGATATACGGAATCATTGGAGGAACCCAGTATGTACATTACTGTTCCATCTGGCTTAAAAAATACTGCAAAAGGAAATGAATCTTCATTGGTAACATTAAACCAATTCTGTGGCGTAGCAGTAAACTCAGCAAATCCTATGTCCCAAGCATTAGATGATGGGGGACCAGTATCAGTAGCAGCTCTAAGAAAATGATTTCTCATGCAACATCTCCCACATGTGCACCATAAAGTGTTGAGCCGACTTTCCACAACTCAATTACACTGTAACCACTAGTTGCAAGCGTTGGAGCAGAACCACCAACCCAAGTCATTGTCGGCCAAGTAAGCGTGTAAGCAGTACCATCAGCAACCATTACTAGCATTGACTCACCGGCTGCAAAGTTGGTAGCGGTTGCAGTTCGGTTAGCACCAAGAGTCCAAGTTTGAATTGGACCATCAGCAGGATCTAGATCAACACTAGCACCATCGGTAATAGCAAAGACAGTTTCTGTAAGATCACCTAAAGTTTTGTTGGTAAGAGTTTGAGTATCAGTTGTACCAACAATCGCTCCAGTGGGAGCAGTAGCCACAGCAGCAGTACCAAGACCAAGAGTAGTCCGAGCAGTAGCAGCGTCTGCGTCATCAACCAAAGTTGCACCAAAGGCGCTTACACCAGAAGCAGCGAAGAAATCGCTAGATGCAGAAGTAGCGGCAGTGCCAAGACCAAGAGTAGTTCTAGCGGTAGCAGCATCAGCATCATCAACCAAAGTTGCGCCAAAAGCGCTTACATCAGAAGCAGCAAAGAAATCAGTAGACGCAGAAGTAGCGGCAGTACCCAAACCAAGAGTAGTACGTTGAGCAGCAGCATCAGCATCATCAAGCAGTGCACGACCAGCAGCTGTACAGTCAATTTCTTCTACATCACCAGCACCAACAGTGCTGCGACCAAGGATTTTATTAGTAGCACTAACGTCTTGAAGCTTGGCATAGGTTACTACACCTGCGTCAATAGTCCAGGTAGAACCACTACCAGATACAGTAATGTCACCGTAGTCAGCATCCGATACACCGCTACCAGCACTACCATTTGAAGCAGCAGTCAAACGACCTTGAGCATCAACAGTAATGTTGGCATTAACGTAAGAACCTGCGGTAACAGTAGTGTTAGCCAGTTCATCAGCGCCTACTACATCGTTATCAATGGACCAAGTAGCACCTGATGCAGATACAACAATATCGCCTTTGTCACCATCAGTCAGCGAACCAGCCGCTATCGTATCTTTATCAAGTTTACCCGTAAATGGGTTAAATTTATACGACATAATTTACCTCAAACTTTAGTGACAGAGGACAGTTTGTTACTAGCATCATAAGCAAGAGTCAACACAGCAACAGTAGTACCGCTTGCTCCTCCTTCTTTGTATGTAATTGTTTCTACTTCACCCGCACCGTTACCAGAAGCAACGTAGGTGAGGGCGACGTAATCATGAGACGGGATATAAAGACCCGCAATGTCTTGTACAAGCATTGTTTTTAAATAAAAAAAGGGGTTTTAAACGGTGGTTACTGGGCGATTTCTGTGACGGTGATACTGGCTTCACACGTTCCTCCAAGTGCAGCAGTAGTACCATCAGCAGTATTGATCCAAATAGTACCGCTATACCCACCATACCTTACAGTAAAAGTGGTAGGAGAAGTTGAACCAGCATCCATGTAATGAGAAAACGTGATATTCTGTCGGAAATTAACGGCACTTACTAAACAGCCGCCTGTGCTAATAGCATTGCTGCCACTATCTTGGAACAAACCTGCTACTGGATAAGAACCACCACTTGCAGAAACATAAGGCAACTGTACTTGAATAAGCAGTTTACTTGTAGCAAGTTTAGGAGTAATGTTTACAGACATCAACTCTTTAGTTTGACCTTCAGTCAAACCTGTTGTTTGAGTAGCGGATACACTATAAGTAGCGGTATCTGCTGAATCTGCTGCAGTAAACTCCGTTCTTTGTACCTGCAACACTACCCCAGGATTTGTCGTCTTAGCACGGGTTACAGCACCATCTTCAATTTTAGCTGTGATAACTGCATCGTTGTCAATTTTAGCTGTGGTAACTGCATCGTCGTCAATTTTAGCTGTGGTAACTGCCTCATCGTTAATCTTAGCTGTGGTAACTGCCTCATTGTCAATTTTAGCTGTGGTAACTGCAATGTCTGCAATTTTAGCTGTGGTAACTGCAAGATTTTTAATAGAATCAGTGACAACAGGTCTAAAGATGTCGTTAAACTCGTCGCTACTAGAATAAAGAGCGTCCGTACCAACCGAATTAGTTTCAAGTTTAGCCTTTGTTACCGCATCATCAGCAAGTTTAAGTGTGGAAACTGCCCCATCAGCAAGTTGCAAGCTAGTAATAGACCCAGGTGCAATGTCACCAGCAGTTAGGTTCCTAGCAATAGCATCCGTTTCTTGAGCAACATACAAAGTTTGAAGGAAGTTATCATTCAAATCTTGTGCTCGAATAGACGAACCTGCAAAGAACGTAGTAGGTGGAGCAGCTTGATCAGTTACCCTGTAAATTCTAACAGCGGCACCGTTAGGCGGTGCCGTGTTGAATTGAATAGTTGTAGCGTTAGCAAGAGAATATGCAGATGTGTCGGATCCATCAAGGCTTACCCTGATGTCCGTTTCTTCAAGATATGGAAAGGTAAAGGAGAAAGTTTTAAGTAAACCATCCCCAGTGTATGTATTTTCAGTAGTTGCCATTACGCTATATTAGTGTGTGGGAATGGGTGGATTAACGGTTTTTCATTTCACGGATAGTACGCAGCTCTTGAGCAGACTTATCAGTCCACTCAGCAATGTTTTGAGCTTCACGAACATCACCGCTTTGCATTGCAGCATCAACAGCACTTTGACCTTCAACACCCCGCCAAATGTCAGGGTATTCAGAAATGAGACGGAGTTCAGCATTACGCTTAGCTTCACTTACAATCTTGTCAAGATACTGATAAACAGGTAGTTCAGATTCTTTAAGTTTAACTTCTTCGTAACTAGCGCCAGAACGGCGGAACTTACGAAGTTCTTCTAGTTGTGCGTTAAAAGCTTTGTTATCTTTGATAGCGTCAACTTTCTTCCACAACTGCTCTTGACCCATGTATTCACTAATAAGATCTTGCTCTTCGTTAGTGTACTCACGGCTACCTTGAGAGGTATAACGGATACGGTTAATACCGTCATAACCAGTGCTCAGCAACCAATCACGCCACGGTTCTGCCTCATCACTGACCTTAAGACCAGTAAGAGCATTCAGTGCCCGATGTGCAACATTATCAACCTGTTTAAGGGGTTTACCCGTCCACAAATCACGTTGCTCAGGAAGCGTACCAGATGCAAACGGCAAGCGATTCTTGACGTATCCCAT